CAGCGCGGATAGCCTTGATCTCACCCCAAGTAAACTCTCTAACCTGAACCCAATGACCAGAGAGATCGCCAGTCAGTTCAAGTTTGGTCGTTTTTGCCTTCAGCATTTAGCCTCCTTATCCTGCTTAGGAAATTGTTGCGAGGTTATTCTTGACCGTGATGGAGAAGTCCGTTGCTGCGGACGAATCCACAATGCCACGATAAGCGATGTTTGCCACGATGACACCATCAACTTCCGCGATCTCGTGCGTGTCTGCCACGCCGTAGAAGTCAAGCGTGAATTCGTAATTGCCAGCGCCGAGCACTGGACCCGTTGTGCGAATTCGGATCTTGCGCTCGCCCTTCAGCAAGAACTTATCCAATTCGGTGCGGTTCGTGAAATACCGAACGATCTCAAGTCGCGCCTGTCGCGCAACAGGAGCCACCGTGTCCACAGATGCCGACGTGCCGTCAAGCACTTCGCGTCGGACAAGTCCGCGCGTGAGCGTGAAGGTCGCTTCCTGCACCGAGGTGTCGGCGGTTGATCCAATCGTGGTCGTGTCAATGAACACGGCTGCGCCTACGCCAAGAACGCTAATCTGCGTTGTATCCGATGGGCTGGCGCTGTATGCCGTTCCGAGCGTGACTGTGCCTGCAGCGATGGTTGTCGCCGTAAAGGTGACAGCCTCGTCCTTGACATAGGCAATGCTTAGTTCGTCTGTGGCGCACCCTGGGAGCAGATAGATCGGAACAGCCGTGCCGCCGTCTGCCCAGCCCCATTCAGCCGTGAAGGTCTTTGGTGCGTTGGCGGTGCCGCTGTTTGGCGTGTATGCCCAAGTGTATGGAGCAACAGTGCCAGAGGGGGTCACGCCGCCCTTGACGCTGCTTTCGAGCCAGAACGGAATCTGGTTGTAAAGCACAGGACCGCTAATATTCAGCCCGTTGCGCTCAACGCCAGCATTGATCTCGTGCGTTTCGAAAAAGGTGCCACGAAGCGTCGTGTTGGCAATGCTCGTGACTTCCTGCGAAGGAGTTGCTTCGTCCGCGTAAAGGACGCGCGTTGCGGAGACAGCCGAACCAGCCGTGGATTCAAGCGCCCCAACGAGTTTTAGTAACTGGTTGACTGCCATTGTGTTCTCCTTATGCTCTTTCCACCGATTGCAGGGCGTTTGCCTGATCGATGTATTTATTTAGCACGCTGTTAGCAGATTGCCAACCAGCGTTGCTTGCTTCGGTCATTGCTGGTTGAACAAACGGGTACGGACGAGAACCTGGATGTTGCACCAGCGTAGCATATCCAAGTCCAATTTTGAGATAACTAGCACCGCGCGGTCGAACCAAATGTGGCTTTGTTCCCCATTCGATCAATTCACGATGCCTGCTGCCTTTGCCCATCGCACCAGCGATTACGCCGATCGTGCCTGGCTGTCTTCGGATCTTTTTTGCGTTGATTGACCGATACAGGTTGCCTGTTCGCCGACCAACGGCGCTTGAATCGTACGATGACCGCACAACGGCAGCCATTGTTTTTCCTGCGGCATCGCGCATCTTGCCAAGCAATTCCTCTACAGGTCCCTCAAAGAACTGCTGGACATATTGCTCGGTGAATTCTGTCTCGTATTTCATTTCAATGGTTGTGGTTGACATTACGGTGCAATTGTCCCCAATACTTCTCGGGTTGCCACATCAATTTGCATTTCAATAACCGCAAACATTTCCCCGCCATATTCAGATTCGCCCATACGAATATCAGGCACAAGCGCTTTCACCACAACCGAGGGCAAACCTAATTGGATCTTGCTGACAACTTGCTCCACGAGCACATCGCGCCAAGCATAAAGTGTTCGCAGGGTGCGATCGCCTCCAGCAGCCTTCGCAACGTAGAAGCGCACGGGAAAACGGTGCACCTGTCGCACGAGGCGATTTGGACCGTATTCCGCCGTGGTGGAAGGGGGAAAAACCACCACGGACGGAAACACGGAGATCATATCAGGCGGCAACGCCGTCGCCAAACGAACCGCGTCGTAGCCCGCTGGCGGTGTCGTATTGGCGGCAGAGAACCGCGCAGCGAGCGCGGTGCCGATCGCGTAGGTATCCAGCGCCATCTAGACCGCCTGCGCTGCGACGCGATACGCGCGCAACATCTGCTCCACATCGGGGTCGAGACGTGCCAAGAGACGCATCTGCCCAATGTCAGGCGATCCCGCGATCCCGAACGGCGTGTTGCGGCGATTGAAAATTCGCCCGCTCTGGATGATCGTTGCCATTTCTACAGGCTTTGGGATGCTCGCCCAGCCGCGTACGCCAACAACTTTTACTGCCCTGATGATTTGCACAGGGAACGTGTTGGCACCTTCGGTCAGCGCAATAATTTCATTGTACGGACGACCAGTTACCGCAGCGTTGAACGGAGCAAGCGCATAGTCGGTGTTTTGTGTCCAACTTGTGGTGTAGGTGCCGTCTGCGTCGCCGTCTGTTGTAAGCGCCGAGACGGATACAAAATCATCAATTGGTTGCGTCAAGTACTCGTCGGCTGTGTAATACGCTGTGACTGTGCCGCCGTTGTAAAAAAACCGCCCGCAATAATCGTCAATCAGGCGGCTGACGGACTCGATGACGAGTTCCAACTCGCCGTCGGATGTGGCATCAATGATGCCCAGCGCCGTCTTGACGGCAGATCCAGTTGTGTATCCGTTGGTAATTGCCATCAGGTCTCCTTGATCAATTGGACACGCTTGAGCGCATCAGAATCGCCAGCATCTTGCCAGCCGCGCACAATAAGTTCCGTCAGCGGTTGGTGAGGTGCGTACGACCTCAACACATCAGCCATATGCATTTCATTGGTTGAGCCGAGTTTGAGGTCATAGCAGATATCGTTCAACAATTGGCGATTGGTAAATCGGTAGACACCGCAGCATACCAACACTTGAGGCACGCCACGCGTCCATCCGCCTTCGCCGTGTTCGTAATAATCCCAGACCCGCCACGGGGCGGGCGCAACGCCAACCCAGTCGCCCTCTTGCTTCGGCACTTCTGGAAGAAGCGTGTCTGCGAATAGCACCGTCAGCGCACCATCTGGAAGGCTCGTAGAGGCACTCAGGAGCGCCCCAGACGGTCCGTCCGCCTCATCGTGAGGGATTACACCCGAAAGCCACGGAGCCGCGCTCAGAACGCGTCCTACGTCATCGCTACGGACAACGGCATAGGTGGGCTCATTGCGAACAGCCCGTCTGTGCCACTCGTGTACTGGCATCCCAGCCGCCTCAACGAGGAGTTTATTCGTGCCGCCTAGCCGTGTGGCTTTGCCAGCGGCGAGGATGACGATCACGGTCGACTCTCGTGCGGGTGCGTCTCCGACAGGTCGTAGTGCCAAGTCTGGCGCTCCACGCAGGTAAACTTTGCCCCAGTTTGTAGCGCCGCCACCCAAAGCAGCCAGTCGTAACCTTTGACCTGCTTGAAGCCGCCGAGTTCTACGAAGAGGTCTGTGCGGATCAGCGCGTTGTGGCTGACAACCGAAGTCTGGCGCAACGCCTCCGCGCTGAACGGCTGGTTGTAGCCGAGCCACGGGTTCGCGCCGCTGACATCGCACCACGAGTACGCGACATCCGCTCCGTTCGTCTCTGCCGCCTCTACGAGCGAGGCGAGGTGATCAGGATAGAAGTAGTCATCGTCATCAAGCAGCGCGATCCATTTGCTCTCTGCCGCAAAACAGAGGTCATTCTTCATCGCGGCTCCGCCACGCCTCGCGTAGTCGTAGCCGATCAGATGCGCCTGCGGGCGTAGTGTCTGCCGCCGCACCGAGGTCACCGCACGAAGCAGGAAATCCTCCCGCTCTGGCAGCGTAGGCGTGACGACCGTGACGCTCATTTGCGCTTGGCGGCTCGTCGCTGTTCGCGATTCAAGCCATTCGCCTGCGGAATCTCTGATTCAATCTGCTTCAGAATTGGTCGCCAATGTTCGGCGTAGACTCGATCCGTCGTGTACGCAGCGGCAAAATCAATCGCAGCGGCACGCGCTGTTTCTCGTTTCTCGCTGTCGTGTTTCAATTCGTAGGATTGCACCAGTGCATCCTCGATCTCTTTGACGTTCGGGACCATCCACCATCCGCCCTGAAGCGGATCGTATTCGGGCTGTCCGTTTACCTTCCAGCCAGCGCCAACCAATTCAGGCTGTGCAGTCCAATTGGTGACGATCACGGGCACGCCGCACGCCTGCGCCTCTATCGTTGGCACGCCAAAGCCCTCGCCTCGTGAGGTCATCAGCAACACGTCGCTGGCAGAATAGGCTTTTGCTACGACTTCAGAAGACAACCCCTGCCGATATTCAAATTGCGGAACAAACCGCACGCGATCCATCGGCGCATCAACTGCTTTCAACACGCGCTCAATGTTTACGCCGTTTGCCAGACCAAACATCTCTGTCCAGATCAGCAAATAGGCATCTGAATGCGACTTGGCGAAATTACTCCACGCCAACAGCATCTCGGGCCAGCACTTGCGAATCGGGGTCACGCCCTTGTTTGCAGAGTTGATGATAGTCAGGTGCGCGTCATCGGGAACATTTAGATCCTTGCGCATCAATGACGGCGTTGGCTTGAACACCTGCGCGTTGAATGAATGCGGCGCATAGAACACGCGATCCCGCTCGATGCCTGCGCCAAGCAATTCGTGCTCGCCGAAACGGGACATCGCGATCGCCCATTTGCCCTTGCCTCTTCGTGCGAACCACGCCTTCACCTCATCAGGCACCACGCTGTGATCAACGGGTGTCCACGATGCCATCGGGATCTCATCCCATTGGGGCGACTTGTACACCCACACGTCGTAAAGCGAAAGCCCGATGCCAGCCTCTTCTGGTTGCTGTGACAACCAAAACGCAATCTGCGCTGGTGTCAGATCGTTGCTGTATGCATCCATCCCCTGTCCCATCACGGGAATGCCGTTCCAATCGAGCGTCGTGCCTGCCAGACCGTAATTCGCCATCAGCGCGACTTTGTGTCCGTCTGCGACAAGTTTCGGTGCCAACTCTGTTGCCTGCATCCCGTAACCCGTAGGTGACCACGGAGCGTTTGTAGTGAAACCGATTCTCACGGTAATGCCTCCTCTGTTTGTCCTCCCGCCGAGCCGAAGCCCGACGGGAGGTTTAGCCTAGATCGCTAGGATCAGGTGTTCGCCGAAACGAGCACCTTGACCGCGTTCAGGTCAGGAATGTTTCCGTCCACAGCATACAGGGTGCGAATCGCAACCTGGTTGGTGTTGAACAGGTAGTCCGTCGAGGACGCAACCTCGATCGGAAGTTCTCGTACATAGTACGAAGGCTCGTGAACAATTGCCACAGACTTGGAGGCAGAAGCCACCGCAGCCATATGGACGTTCTCCTTGAGTCGGTATCCCATCAGGGTGTCAGGCTGACCAGCCGCCATTGAAGGCTGGAACACGAACTGCCCGTTGAGATCCTGCAACTTGCGGAGTTTGCTTACTGCCGTCGTGCTCGCGTGCCAAACCGTGCTGGTGTTGCGGTACGAAGGAGCGAGTGAATAAAGAACCGTAGCAAGATCCAACGCATCGAAGAAGGTCGCCGAGACGGTGCCTCCCTTTACTGCGGTGCTCAAGCCCGTTGCCGCAGAGACGAAGCCCTGTGGCTGAACGGTGCCTGTGCCGATTGCCATCGCTGAACCAGCGACGAATGCAATCTGTGCACCTGCCTGTCGACCAACGGTTCCAAGAATGTCGAAGCCTGCATCGCGAACAAGTTCAGCCGACAAAAGCGTCAGGCTGGCGATCTTGTTTGCATACAGAGTAATCGACGAAATCGTCGGATCTGCTGGCGTAATGGTTGAACCCTCGGTGACGAAGGCTGCCGACTGATTCGCGGTCACGCGTGGCAGAGTAATCTGCTCGCCCGTGGTGGTGCGAAGTTTCGTTGCGCCATCATAGATCGGATTTCCCTCAGTGAGCGCCACGACGATAAAGTCGGCGAACGTCACGGGAACAGTTGCGGAAGCCGATGCAAGAGCGCGGATCTCAAACTGAGCGCGTCGCTTCTCGCCCGTGGCGATTGCCCGAAGGACGTCGCCCTCGTTGTCAGCAGGCTTAGCCGCGTTCTCGACCTTGAGTGCTTTCTCAGCAAGCGCGCCGATCTTCTCGGATCGCTCCTCAGCAGCAGCAACCTGATCCATCTTGGACTTTCGTGCTGTCATTGAATCGTTCAGGCTCGTCCATCGAGCCTCTTCCTCTGCGGAAAGTTCGCGCTTCTCGTCAGCCGCACGATTGAGGAGAGACTTAGCCTCTTCCCAGTCGTTTCGGTACTGCTCGTGAAGCGTCTTGGTAATGTCGGACATTTTGTCAGACTCCTTACGCTATCTTTGTGGGGTTGATTGCTTCTTCGGTGGTGCGACCAGCGGTGGTGCCTTGTGAGCCCTTGTGCTGCGCCCTAGCGAATCTGCTGTTCCAGTTTGGCGAGTGCCAACTGGCGCTCACGAACGGAGAGAGGTACGAGCCGCTCATCGGCTTCCTCTGGCTCCGTTGTAGTCTCAGGTTCTGCCCGAAGATCTGGTGAGATCTTTCGGATTGCGAGGTCAAGCGTTGCGGCTGAATCCGCATCGGGTGCTCCCGCCAAAAGTGCGTCGAAGGCGTGCATCAGCGTGGATGCGTCAATTTCTGTTCGCTCAGACAGCGAACGAACCGCGCCCAAACCAATCGTGGCTGGATACGCTGGCTGGTTGCCTGTCAAAAGACTAACCTCGTGAAGTCGAATATTTCGCAATTCGCGCACGCCGTTGTCATTGTAGGAATCGCCTTTGTTTGGCACGGTGAAGCCAAAAGACATTCCCATCGCCGCACCGTCTCGGCGCAACATTGCGGCAAGATCTGAGGCAAAAGTCACTTCTGGATTCAAAGAAACGCGAACCTTTAGCCCGCGATCGTCTTCCATCAAATCGAGCGTGCCTGTCTTCGTTGAACCGAGGAAATACTTAGGATCGTGATCCTGAAGCGCCTTGACTTCCCAATCGCCACGCTCGGCGGCTGCAACGCTTTTTGAGAACGCGCCTGGCTTGATGATCTCACGCGTGCTTAGCCCTTCGGCTTCAGCGTTGAAAACGGCGGCATAGCCCGTAAAGGTGTGCCCATCGCCCTCAGCGCGGATCTCCGTTTGGAACTGTCGGTACTCGATTGCCATTTTTGGTTTCTCCTTACGCTCGGCGTTCTCGACGATATTGTCAGCCCACCGCTTACCCGCGTCGCCGCCCCATAGCGCCCACGCGATTCTTCCAGCGGACGGATAACCGTCTTCGCCAGTGTTGAAGCCTTGTCCCTGCTTATCGACCTCGTGACGTGCAAAATATGAGCGCATCCGTTGTACCGTATCAAACGGCAAATTGCGCCCGTTGATAATGTCGCGCGCGCGAGCAACGCCGACGAGGGTACCGCCGCGTCCAAATTCAGCGCGCCAATCTAGACCGCGCTGCGCCTCTGTCTGCATCTGCTTCGTTGGTTTATAACCGTCAGGGTTGATCGGAGCGCGCTCTTCATAATCGTCCTCGTTCTCGTCGTCGTCATCGTCTTCGCGCGGCTGCCAAGCGTTGCAGTAATACGCGCCGCTGACATAATCGTCCCAGCGCTCGCACCACGCCTTGTCGCCCTGAATATCGTCTTCGTTGTAGAAGGCGCAGTTGCCGCAGGCGCGACCTTCAGGCACATCCTCGGCGAGTGCGGGTCGGTAGTTATCTGGCAAGGCGCGCTCGCCGCCAGGCTCAATGCCTTCAGCCAGCGAGACGGCGACCATCTGATCGGTCGCATCCTGCTTGTTCGTGTGGCAGCCGATTACCTCGCCGCCCTCTTTTATGGTCGCCCAGCCATCGCAGCCCTCTGCCTTATCCGTGATGAAATATGGCATTACGGATCAACCTGAAAATCGTAGACATCCAGCACGGTGTCGGCAGCGTCAGAGATGGCATAGAGCACATCACCATTGCCGATCTTGAGCGTGGTGATCGCGCCTTTGGAAATCTCAAATCCCGTCGTGGTCGTGACGGCTGCGCCGCCAACCCAGATGTTCTTGTTCGCGCCAAGTTCCATCGTGATCTCGTGGATGTTCTTCGCAGTCGCGGTAGCGATTGCCGCCGCTGCCGTGCCGATGCTGTATTGCTGCGCGCGAAAGGTCATCCCTGATTCTCAACTGGCTGCACGGTGACTGGCGCTGCGCCTGTGTGCGCGACGCGAATGCCAACAAGACGCGAAGCGTCTGATGGCGAGAATCCAGCCTGAACAAGTTTCGCCACGATATTTACCTTCGTGGCAAGCATTGCAGTTTCTGCGTCTGCCTCGTTGAGCGGCATTCGATAGGAATCTCCAGATTCGATTGGGCTGAAATCTTCAAACTTGCGAATATCGTTGACGTTTAGCCAGCCCTCTTGCAAGCCGACGCGGTAAGTGTCATATCGATCCTTAGTCGTGCCGCGCAGAATGGAGTCCATTGAGAACTTCACGAACGCATCGGGCAAAAGAATCAATGTGCTTAGCGGTCGCTCAATCATCTCCACCAGCGGGCGGAGCGTGTACTGCACGAAGGCAAGGTTCTGCTGCTCCACGCTGTTGTAGGACATCGCGCCTGGCGTGGTGACCTGAAGCAGGTTTGGCGGGATGCGGAAGATACGCGCGATCTCTTCGGTGGTGAACTGGCGTGATGCCAACAATTGCGCGTCTTCTGGTCGGAAGGTGAGCGCCTTGAACGTTGCGCCGCCTGTGAGCACGCCTGGCGTGTGAATGTTCTGACCGCTGTGGTGACGTGCCCAGCCCGCCTTCAGCGCCTCGCCCTGCTCTTTCGTTAGGTCGTGCGGCACCTCAATGATGCCCGTAGGCGTGCTGCCTGTTCGGAAGAAATTGGACGCGTAATCTTCAAGCGTCATCCCCAGCGCAAGCGATACTCGCAACTGGTGAATTGGATTGATGCCACGCAATTCGCCTGGCATTGCAATGAGCGGAATATGCAAAATGGTTTCTTGCCCATAAACCATCGTTGGCTCATTTGCGCCCTGATGCACACGGTACTTTACCTCCCGCCCATCGCGGAAGATTTCTACGCGTCGCGGGTCAATGCACCGCACCTCGAGCACCTCGCCGCGCTCATCGCGTGGCGCGTACAGAAAGGCGTTGCCGTCGGTGTACAAAGAGACAACAGTTTCGCTAATGAGTTGATTGATCGTATAAGTCGGCTCATCAGGGATTGGCGTAAGAATCCACGATGGCTTCGCGCCTGCTGGACGATACGGTCGACGGATACCAGCATCGCGTCTATACGCGTCAACTGGAAAAGACGAAACAACATCCGCGAGCAGCCGAACGCTTGCATAGGCTGCGCTTAGACTGAGCGCCGCTTTCTGGTCAATCTCACGATTGCCAAGAAACGGAACCTTGTCGAATGCCAGCGGCGTGAGGTTCTGCAACACCAGCGATCGCTGTTCGGTTGAATTGAAGACGCGGCGAAGAATGCTCACTTATTTACTCCTCGGGTATAACCGAGAGAAACCAGCACGATGCCAGCAAAAACGATCAGCATCCGCGCATCAATAAGCACGAGACCTGAAACGATCGCTGCAACGCCCGCCAACTCTAGGATGGTTGATTTCATAAGGTAATAAACTCCGCTGCTTTAGGTGCCGACGGTGCCTGTGCGTGGAATCTAGCACGATCATAAGCCATCACGCCGCAGACGGCGAGGTCGATCTTGCGCGCCGATCCTCGGTGTTCTTTTACAATGCGCGGACCAAAGCGGTCAATCTTCACGGAGCAGTTGTCCAGATGGCGGCTCATCGCGGGATCGCCATCGTGCGTGAGTGTCTCCTGCGTAACCGCCTCGTAGAAGGCAGCACAGGCGGGCACCATTCGGGCTGGACTCTGCGGGTAGATAACCACAGGCAGACCGTCCGTTTCCCACTTTTGCAGCGTTCTCGCCCAACGATACGGGTCGGCGCTGATCTCGCGGACTTGGTATTTCTTACAAAGATCGTACATCCGAGCCTCGACATCATCCATAGGCACCTGCCAATGCGGGTCGTCCATTGGACGCTCCCACAATGCCAGCGGTTGCACAAACCCGTCCAGCGTACAGGCAACCATCGCCGTGCAGTCGCCGCTAAATGATCCGTCGAATCCGATAACAATTTCCTCGCCGTCGGCGATTTTGCGATCGCCTGCGAGCCGATCCCACGCACCGCCTGGCAACCAACCTGTGGCTGCGGTGACCCATTGATTGAGGCGCTTCGTGCGAAACTCTGCCTCGGGGATGCTCAACACGGCAGATTCGAAATCTGACTCGTGCAAAAAATCACCGAATGCTGGGTTGGCGATCGCCCAAATTTTTGGATCTCGGTAATCTTGCCCCTCGCTTGCGCCGTGCCAACGGAAGAAAAACGATGGGTCGGCGATCTCGCCTGCCTTGAGACGCATCCCGTACTGCCACAGTTTGTAGCACACGGTGTCTTGCCCGCGGGTGTCGGTGCGGCTGCCTGCTGTGGTAATGCCGACGATCAGCGGCTGCTTGCGTGTACCAGAGCCGAGGTTCATTGTGTTCCACAATCGATCGTCGGGTTGAATATGCACCTCGTCGAAGACCACGGTGCTCGGATTCAAACCTTCGGCGCGAGAGGCATCGGCTGAGAGAACGCGAAACACGGAGCCAGTGCTCGGCATTTCGATAACGTCGCGCATCACGCGCAGACGTTGGCTAAGAATTGGATCGAGTTCTACCATTC